TTGGATTCTTTGCCGTCTTTATCTGGTACTACAACTTTTATTGTTGGCAAGTGATTTAATAAATCTACTTGTCTACTATTACAATGATTACCGCAAACTGCAACACCATTTACCATTAGTGCATCAAATGGGCCTTCGCATACAATCGTATATTTAACATTAGTTTGCTGATCATAATTAAATAAAAAACTTTGCGGAGACCTTGTAATATATTTTGGCGTATTTCTTGACTTTGGTCGTTTGCATAATCTAGCAGTATATCCAACAATTTTATTATTATACTCAAATGGTAAAATTATACGTTCATTAAAATTGTATACTTTCTCACTTGTATAGTGCCAATTACCTGCTTCCAATAAACTACGTTTTTCTAAGTATTTTAATGCTTTAGTAAACTCGTCTGTAACTGAACAATCTAATACAGGTTTAGCATTAATTGGTAATTTCTCTTCTTTCCATTGTCCTGGTATTGCTAATGAATCAAATGTAACTTGTGTTTTGTCAGGCTCTATTTGCATTGAAGCAAATATAAGTTTTTTAATGTCATTATCTGTTGCTCCAAGATTAGTTAATAAAACCCTAAACTTAGATGTAATTTTTCTACCTGGAAGCCATGATGTTTTAAAGCCACAATTAAAACAATGATATGCTACTGAATCATTGTTAAAATTAAACCCTCCTCGTTTTCTTGTATCAGGTCGTGATTGTCCATTAAACGTACATACCGGACAGTTCATGGTATGCCAGCCACTAGGACTAACTTTAGTATTGATTGGAAGTAATGTTTTTACGTAATCTAGTATCACGCTCGTATTAAAATTTTGGTTAATGTTCCTGCATTACTTACATCTGGTACATGCTGAAATTTTATATACTTTGTTGCAATAGTTAAATTATACGGATCTAATTTTGTTGTAGCAGATGTATAATCAACATAATCATTTACTGATCCTAATGGTATAGCAAACCATGCACTACTACCTGAAACTGTATCATCTAACGTTCCATATGCATATAGTTTACCAAAATAAGCATCTAGGTATGCAACAAAAGTAATTAACCCGTGTTTATCTGCAACTTCATGTACTCTAATTGAAGAACTTTCAAATATGCCCGAACCACCACTAGTTTCATTAAATGTTGAAACTGTAATACTATCTTTTGGCGATGCTATAATTGAATCTTCAATTTCTACATTTAAATTACCAGTTCCTGCTAAGTTTGTAAACAACGGTTTTTTAACTCCAATTGAATCTTCTGTATAAAAACCTAATCTATACATTCCTGGATCTGTGTGTTCAAAATCACCAGCGGCAGTAATCAAATCGAAGTTTCCTTCTGTTACAGTATTTTTAGAACACTTAATATTTTTTATTAATGTCCCGTCCGTATTCAATATATTAGCATATACAGACAAGTTATCAATCTTTACTGCTTTTCTATCTTTATCTTTAACTTGAAAATTAACCGTATTTGCTACGGACTTTATTATTTTAACATTTCCTGCTTGCATTGTCAAGGCACCTTTTGCGGGGTTATTTTCTAAATAGTACGTGTTGGTAAATGTATAAATATTCACAGTGAAGTATACCCCTTTATAATATTTATGGACTACGAACAAATTTTAAAACGATTCCCTTTTTTAAGTATTATTAGATCTAACGATAAAGAATACTTAGGAATTATACAACAATGTGATTCTGCATATGTTATGTTTTTTGATTATAATTCTATAAGGAACCCACAACTTAAAAAAGCATTCATCAGTTTAGGTGAAACTTGGTGGTGGGAATCTAATAGAAAAATTCCGATAACATTTTTTCTGTATAACGACATGAAAGAGTTTTATCCATTCTTAATGGTTCTTTCGGCAAAAAATACAACAATTGACAGAGGTCACGAAATTAATTTATTTAATATCTCAGAAAAGCGGACTAAGCGTCGCACTATAGAATTAGTTAAAAAACAATAGAATTTAACTGCATTACAATAAGTATTGCATAACTTATAGCATGAGATTTTTTAAAGTAATATGTTCCATCTACTGGTTTTTGCCACACTTTTTGTTCTATCTGTTGCCATGTTTCTTCCAATAGTTGTCGCTTTGCTGGCCTTATAATTGCTAGAACTGCGGCTAATTGTTCAACACTTCTTGGTTGCAACTTTCGTAAAATATCAATATGATCGTGTATATGAAATAGTTTTTTAACTACTTTCTCATCTAATAATAAGTCCCAATTTGGTTCTTTGGAAATCAGTTCTTCCAGTTTATTTGGATTAATATCTTTGTATGCACTATTATTAATCACATCTAGTTTAAAAAATCCAAGAGTATCTGCTGTTTTATAATCAACGGCACAAGTACCATTTAACCAATCGGCTGGTACATTATGAAAATAAACACCAGTCTTATGCTTTTTATTATCTGTGAGTTTAGCAGGAACATGCTTGAATAATTCTAATACTTTATCTCTATCTGCTACATCAATATCAACATCTGTATTAAACGCCATTAAACTTCATTTCCATTATTACATTATTAGCCCAATTAATGTCATCTCTATTTCTATCAAATAACCGATTCCATTTTGGTAGATCGTCTCCAATCCAAGTATCTAAATGTTTAAGTTCGCTATCTTCCATTTTAGATAATAACTGCTTTCCAAAGTCTGTACCAACTGCAATCCATAAACTTAATTTACCATCACGTATAAGTTTTAATATCGTTGGCGAGTTAACATTTTTATAGAAGTCTTGCATTGGTTTATTTTGATCCTCTGCCCAATCTTGTGTACACAATACAAATTTTTCTAATGCACGTTGACACGATTCTTTTAATGCATGTTGTTTAATAAATTTGTCATACGTTGTATCCTTTCTCCAATGATCAACTTTAACGTTATTATCACAGATCCAATCCATAAACTCTTGATAGTTTTTAATTTGTGCTTCTAACAAATACCTAGCAAATTTAATAAATTCCATGTAATGTCGTGATGATAAAAACTTTGATATATCTGCTTGTCTATATGTATTTCTAGCAAGAAATTTATTATAACACCATAGTGCTATAATCATATACTTCTCATCTTTATCGTTGTTATATAATTTTTTTGGACAAGAATGCGATGCTAATGTTGTTTCTTTTACAAATTCACGGTTACAAAAACTACATTTAAACTTTGCCATCTATTTCATTTATCATATTTTGAATTGCTTTTTTATCATTTAGCAATATGTTTAATTCGTCTTGATTTAAACTTGGATACAACGAACTTAATCTATCTACAAGTTCGTCTTTTTTAGTTTTTTTACTAACACCAATCCACGGATGAAATTGATTAGTGCCTATACCAATAACAGATGCTAATTGCCAAAATAGTTTTTTGTGTTTGTATAAAACTGAAAAGTTTTTGTTTAGCAATTCATTAGCATATGTTAGATAATGTGTTTGTAATTCTTTGCTACCTTTAATACTACTAGTCCATCGTAACACCATAAACGGACTAAACTCTTTTTCTTGTTCTTCGGATAGTTGATCATAGAAGTCTTTATTGCGTCTATCAACTGCTCCTAACATTGATTTAAGATCAATCTTTTTCATAATAAATATATATTACACTATTTAGGTTGTTTTCGCAACCTTTATTATGGGGCACCATCCCCGTAGTGGATAGAACCCACTTTAGGAGAAAACAAATGGGAAGACCAATTAGTAAAAGACATATCGGTACACCCGATGCTGGCAACGAATTAAAATGTCGGTATCATACCGGAGCCGCAGAAGTAAACGGCTGGATTGTTGCACAAAAAGGTACCAAGCGATATAAATGCTACGATGGTTCCACTTATGCAACATGCTCATTAGTTGATAAAGCACAAGGTACATTAGCCGCCGGCGAAATGACTGTTACTGTTAAAGACGATGGCGGAACAGTTCGCCAGGTCACAAAAATTACAGGACATAGAGTTATGCTTGATTCAGGCACATCTCAGCCTTGGACATTTACAACAGATGCCGCTGATGACAAAGTGGAAATTGAAGAAGCAGGTACGGACGATTCCTTTACCGGCGCAGACGATTTCGAAGCAGACTGATAATCTAAAAGGGGAACTCTTGTTCCCCTTATACCCACAACTTTTCAAAATCTAATACCTCAGGAATCTTTTGTATATCTTTAACAAAAAATGCACAAATGTTAGTCTTAGGATTAACAGGTACTGCTAATATATGCCCAACTCTTAACTTAGGTACATACCATTTTTTCTCAGTATAAACATTAACAACATCTAAATCACCAAAGTCTGGCATAATACTTGTATTACTCATGTCCAAGCAAAATGCAGAAAAACGCCTGCCTGCACAATGAACTAATGTTAATATTTCACTTTCGCCTGTGAATCTATCAGCAATAATAATATGCCAATCCAGTGGCATATGAAACCTGTTTCCTCCTATTTCAACTTCCAAACAAGGTGTGCTGAAACTTTCTAAAAATACTAATGGACAATATATAAAATCAGGAGAATTTGGATCACTATAATCTAATACTCCGTAATAAACATCATCTATTTCTTCTGGTATACGATCTATGTCGTATACTCCGTGTTCTAGTGTGTGTAATAGCATATTACCATTTTATTTTTTCTATTGTGTAAGGGTATCGAGCTTCATTATAAAATTTCTTACGTGTGGTAAGATGTCTTTTAGAAAATTTAGCAGAAGAAGTTATATCCCAAATTTGGACAAAGTTCTTATCTTTTGCTTTTCTAATACCTCTACCGATTGACTGTATGACACGGACAAAACTTTTACCTGGCTCGATGAGGACCAAATTAAATATCCTAGGTATATCGATGCCAACAGATGCAACCCCGTAAGTAGCAATAATTGCTTTGTTGTCAGCGGTTTGAATTTCGTCGTATTGTTCTCTTCGGTCTGCTGACTTGACCGAACCTGATATGAAAACGCTCTCATCTCCTAATCCTTCTTGGAGTATTTTTCCTGCTTTAATACGATCAACTAGTATTAAAGTATTACCACCTTTTACTATATCTTTTAATAACTCTGTAACGTACTCCATGCGAGTTTCATTTGTGGTAAGATATGATAACTCGCTTGCATAGTTATTATACTGTATTGTGTCCTGTAATTGCAAGACATTTACTTTGCAGTCTGCAAGTACTCCTTGATCTTGCAAATCCGACGCTTTTAAGCGGTTTACAACACCACCTAAACTAACAACTAATGAAACATATGCCCAATCCTCTTTTGGTATTGTGCCTGTTAGTCCCCAACGGATTGGTACCTTTGCAAATGGTCCTGTAAGTAATCGTTTAAGTACATCTGCTTTTGCCATGTGTACTTCATCAACAATAACTGCACTAATACCATCTATTAAATCATGTAATCCTAATTCACTTTCACCATCTTTAAATCGTTTATCTAATACATTAAGACTCTGCCAAGTGCATATCGTATGGGTTTTACCAATTTCCTTTCTATCCCCGTAATACACACCGGCATCGAGTCCCAAGTTGATATAATCCTTTTCGGTTTGGGTAACCAAATCCTTATTTGGTACAATAATTAATGTACCTCCATATTGTTCTACACGTTGGCTTAATGTGGCAGTAACTAATGTTTTACCTGCACCTGTAGCAATTTCTTGTAGACATTGTGGTTGTGATAAAAATTGATTTATAATACTAACTTGATAATCTCTCAGTATAATTGGACTGCCGGCATCATTATGACCTTTAGGCCATTTTTTATCTTTGTGGGTTTCTTCTGTGACTGTTACAAAATCTAATGCAGTACCTTCGCGGCTATCTTTTATATCAATATGATAACCTTCGTTAATAAGTTCTGGAATAATATCTTCGAGGAGATTAAGGTAGGTAACGGCCCCAGGACTAAAATAACTAACACATCCGTCCCAACGGCCTAATTTGTAAGCAGGTACATGATAAGCATAAGGCATAAAATACTTAAATTTCTTTTCTAATTTACGCCTTGTCATTAAGCCTAAATTATGTATCTTTACGTTGACTTCATCTTTTATTTCTATTATGCAATCCATTTAGTTGCCAAAAAAAAAGGCCCATCAAGGGCCTTTTTATAAACCCTTACTTGCTTATCCTCGCTTTATGCAAGTATTCTCAGCAAGTGTCATCCAGCGATGCTCTGACATCTTTTTAAGGTCTGCCAGTTTTGTTACCATTCTCAAACTAACTTCACGTAATCGATCGGTATTGGATTCCATAAAATTAACTACTTCTTCCTCACCGGCTTTACCGAAGTTATATGTATTAAGCATTCCGTCTCCGACAATCTGCTTTACACGAAGCATCTTATCGTGCATTGTATCAAGTGTCAAGTCCAAGTAATGACATCTTGAAAGAATCGCTTCCAAGTGATCCTTGATCTTTCCTTTGACTTTATCAAACTTTAAGTTTGTAATAAAAATTACTGATCCGCAAAATTCAAATTTCTCCGGAACACCTTCTCTGCGTAATGCTGAACTCTCTGTGTTCCAACTAATCATTCGCTTAGTACTGGAATCAAGTGCCGCCTTCAACAAGTTCAAACTAACTTCGTCCCAAAGGATGCTATCACAATCATCAAGTACCAACACGCTTCCTGGATCTGCATACCTGTAAAGTAACTGGTACAAACCAATTGCACTTGCCGCACCTTTTTCAGTTCCAAACTTAATTGTGTTTCCGGCAAGTTTGTCAAACATACTATTCTTTTCCAGGATCTTTTCAACACCGTAACTTTTACCAACTCCTGGAGGTCCTGTTACAACCATTCCACGTACAATACCATCAATTGATGCTTGTGCCATTTCGTCTAAAATATCGAAACGCTCTGCAATTTCTGCAATACGTTCTTCGTCTGTTTTTTCTGCTACAACTACTGGTGCTTCCTCAATCATAGTCTCTCCGTCTCCAAGGTTTACATAAGGTGCATAATTGTGACTGGTAGTTTTAACTCGAATGTTATTGTCAGCGGTGCGAATAGTAATAAAACCATCCCATCCGTCTTTTGGGGCGTTAAACGGCTGATATTCTTTTACAAGAACTCCTTCTGTTCCTTGCATTCCTTGTCCTCTATAACTTCCACCTGTTAACGTTACCTGTGTTCCTGGCTGTATGTACATGCTGTCTCCTGTTTGCCTGTGTTTGCCTGGTTGTTTAACTCAATATAATAATTATACGCTCTCGAGACTAAAAGGTCAACCTTTTTGTTCAATTTCTTTCATTTTTTTTCTATTTTTTGTATTTATTGAAGGTTTTCTATGTCAGGATCCACAAAAAGTTTAACTTCCTTGTCAGTATTGGCCCAATCTGGATACATTTCTATTTCGAATCCATCATAGTGCCGTGATATAACTATTGTCTCTTTATAAAACTCAGCAAGTTTTTTTGCTTCGTTTTTAGCGGCCTTTAATGTTTGAAATAAACCCGACTCTTGTTCTATCATAAAGTTATATCTTCTAATCCAGCGACTCTCAATTTAATAACATTATTAATTTGAAATTGTTTGGCTTCAAGGGCCTTCATTAGCCCATGATATTTGTTACGAACAAAAGCAATCTCGTTTATTAGTCCTTGTAAGTCTAACACGGATTGCTCTCCATCAACATATTTGTCAACATCTCTACTTGATAATGCTCTTTCGTAATGCTCTAAATATTTTCTAAAAAGCCTGCCACGTTCTCTTCGCATTTCAATATTGAGATGTTCTAATATACCTTCAAGTTCTTGTAATTGATTGAATCTGTATGCCACAATACCCGGCATCTCTCTTGAGGTTTTTTCAACGTTGCCTTTCATAGAAACTTCAAGGCCAACATTTTCTAATTCGTTATTATAATAATCAATACAATCAGGAATTTTACTTAAATCCTTTTGTATTTGTATAAACCAAGTTGACATTTAATAATTAAAATCTTCAGGTTCTTCAAATGTGTCATCCAGTTCATCTTCATATCTAGTATCGATAACTGAATCTAATGTTTTGCTATAACCTCTGAGACTATGTAAACTATCTTCTATAGAATAACTATAATTTTCAAAAATTTCAACCAACTGATCGGTTGCTTCTTCTAATTCCTTTTTATCCGTATATGTTTTTAACATGTCAAACATATCGTGAAAAAAAGCAACATCAATATCATTCATCTGCATTCGGCAAATCCTCTTGTATTTCTTCGTTATTTATAAGAGTCTCGGCCATTTTAACAATAGTATCTGCCTGAATTTCTCTATCACCGGTCTCATTAATTACTGTTTGTAATTTTTCGTGGCTCCAATATTTACGGAACTCTTTAATTTCGTTACCATCTTTGGTTTGGTATTTTAACTTATTACCATCCTTTACAATGACGCCTGCTTTTTCAAACAAATCTAAACAACCACTGTAAGGATCCATTCCAGTATCGTATGGTATTTTAACTTGTACACTTTCAAACGGTTTTGCAAAACGTGTTTTCATTACTTTACAAGCCGCTCTAATACCACGTATATCTGTAATTTTGTTTCCTGATTCGTCTTCTTTAAGTTTAAGTTTTTTCATTGCAACAACAATAGACGAAGCATATATAAATCCTTGTCCACCACTAATCTTATCATCTGGATCAAACATATCTTGTGATGCATATGTGTGATTAGTAGCAACTATTCCGACTGGATGTCCTGCAATTAAATTAACACTATTACGAACAAGGGCAGTCAATGCTTTGGGTTTTCTACCCATGTCGCCTTTCATGTCGCCTCTTTCAAATTGATCAACATCAGTTGGTGTAAGTAACATGCCTAATGAATCAGTTACAAACAAAACTTTTTGACGTTCTTCGTAAGGTACATCTGAATATTGTTCTTTATACCCTTTCATAAATTCACTTACAAATTTAGCAACTTCATCAATCATTGATACACCAAATCGCATAAGTTTATCATCGGCTGTATCAACACCAATTGCTTCTAGCCAATCTGAATCTAGGGCATTTTCTGAATCAAGTATAATAGGTAGAATACCTTGTTTTTGTGCCTGTTTTACTAAGTTACCGGAACATATATAACTTTTGCCGGATCCACTTTCACCTGCAAAACATGTAACTCTACCAAGCGGAATACCTTTACTAAAGTCTCCACTAATCAAATAATTTAAAGCATAGTTACCGGTACTAATCCAATCAACAGGATCGTGAAATCCTACTGCCATTCCCGGTACTGCTTTTGTAATACTATTTCTAAATTTAGAAATATCAAATGGTTTTGACATTTAATTCCTCAAGAAAATGCGGGGCATCTCTGCCCCGCTGATTTAAGATATATCAGGAATTCTTGCGTTCACGGATCATTGCAAGAATTTGATCGGCCGAAGGCTTACTGCCGTCAGTTGCCTCTTCAGTTGCCGGTTGCGGATCTGCTTTGGGCGTCTGTTCTTCTGCTTTGGGTTGTTCAACAGTACTTGCAGTTTCGCTTATAGTGGGTTCTGGAGTAGGAACTGTTTTGGCTTTACCCTCAGTTTTACTCATGCCGGCTGGTGTGTAATATGAACCCCATTTTGCTGGGTCATATAAATCGCCGGCTACCGAAGCCTCAAACATTTCAAAAATTGCTTTAACTTCATCATCGTTTGGTTGCTTTGGCATAAAATCGTTAAGTGTATGCAGTCCGTTTGATTCAACTGCGGTTCTTTCAAACTCGTTTAATGCTCTTTCTTTACGAGCCCAATTAGATGTTGAATAATCTGCATACTGACCTTTTTGGGTCTTGGTAAGTTTAAAATCTGTACCATTTTCGTAATCGGTTGGAATCTCTGGAAAGTCAGGATCCATTAATGCCGCCGATATAATTTTGTAAATTGACGGATTAATAATAAATCTACGAATTGGATTTTCTGGAGTTTCGTCGTCTTTAAGTGGATTTTCTACTACAAATCCTTGAAAGATATAAGACCGCTTTTTCCAATACTTACGAGCTTCGTTCTCTAAGGACGGGTCTTTAAACCAAGGACGAATTTCTGCGTGGACTGGGCATTCTTTTCCCCACATCTCTACACAAGGTACTTGTACTAAAATATTTCGGGTCTCGTCTTGGCCTTTAACTCCCGGAAATGGAATCTTAATCATTTGGCGTTCTTGCCAAAAGAAGGTATTCTCTGCATCATTATCAGGTAAAAATCTTAATGTTGCGGTTGTGTTTTCTGGGATATTCCAAAAGGGATATATTGCATTGTCGGTAGTAAAGTTACCACCGGATCTTGATTCTTTTTCGATCAACTTAGATCTGATTTCTGCTAAGGTAGGCATAGTAATTCTCCTATATTTGCCGTTAATTGCCTGGATCATGATTGCTATTTGCATTCATAAACTATTATAACATAGAGCTTGTATTAAAGTCAACCTCTTATTACAACACTATTTATTACGGATACTCCTATATCCGCTACTTTCATGCTGATAACCCGCCGCCTGCTAGTGCTCCACTTATTGTAGGTCCTGTTTTTGGACTTAATGATTTCTTTGGGGCCGGGGACGAGGATGGGGATTTTGCTATGTTTCCAATCTTCCCTGCTTTTGTCGTCTGCTTTTTTTTCTTTTTTCTTCTTCTATGTTTGCCTTTTCTCTTATCGAGATCACTTCTGTCAATGTCGCCGCCGAGCCATACCGACTCGTCGATTATTTCTTGTATTTTCATGGTGAAGTTCCCCTGCCCCCTGGTCCTGTTGTGCCTCCGCCTGCTAATGATACATTTGCAGTTGGTTTATGTTTTGGTCCACCTTTTGTTTTAAAGGGCTTGAGCGGCTTGCTCTTCTTGGGATATTTGTGTGCAGGCGCCCCCGACCGTTTCTTCTTTTGGCCTCCTACCCAAAAAGATTCGTCTATTTGCTCAATATATTCTTTAAGGGTTGTTGGTTTCTTTTTTACACTTTCAGTAACTACTTGTTTATTTGTTTTTGCATCATCTTCGGTAAGCACTTGTACTGATTTATTACCATTTGCAACAACCTCAGCAAAATGATTCATTGATTCACGTCTTGTTGATTCGCCCTTAAAGCCACCAACTTTTTTACCGTGTTTTTTAAACCAATCTTTTGGCATTTTTTTAGCCTTTGGTTCCGGGCATGGTTCAGCACTTTCCTCATAGGAACCATAATCTTCATCTGTGCCGTGTCCTGCAGAAGCCATAGCAGAATCAAAATCGCCATCCATTGGCTCAGTAA